GTAATGACGCTTGTAATTCACTTACGGTTTTAACTAATGGAGAGATTGGTTCTGACGCTGGTGCACAGTTAGCAATACTAGGTGAGGCAGACGGCACTGGAGTTACAACTGATGGATATGCAGTTAATATTGATGGTTCAATTACAGACAATGGCGGAACAAGTTTAGATTTAGACATGAGAACTCAGGCTACTACACTTATAGACATAGTTCCCACTTCTGGAAGTATTAGAAATTTAAGAATTAACCATGCAAGTTTTATTGGCACTTTTCTTGGTGATACATCAATATCTGGAACTCTTACAATAACGGCAGGAGAGTTAAAGTCAGCAGGTTCTAATTCCCTTACAGTAACAGGAGATTGTATTGTAGAGGGAACACTTACAGGTAACGCTTCTGCAATCAGTATTGGAAGTCTTAGAGTTGATGGAACCTACAGTGCAACAAGCGGAACAACTATAATAACCAGTGAAAGAAGCAATGGCCGAGCAATAGACATTGTAGGAACTTATACACACAATAGTGGAACTTTAGAAATACGAACACCAGCAGATACAGATTTGCGTTGTCCGTCAAGTAGCTCTTTAAATAATCTTACAATTAACCACGCAAGTTGTATTGCACGGCCTACTGGTGATAACAAACCACCAATAGGAGGAGACCTTACAATCACGGCAGGAACGTTTAATACATTAGATTCAGACGGTGGAAGTAGTCACGCACTTACAGTAACAGGAGATGCAAGTGTAACAGGAACACTTACAGGTAATGCTTCAGCGATTAGTCTTGGAAGTCTTACAATAGAAAGCGGAGGAACCTACAGTGCAACAAGCGGAACTACTACTATTACAAAAACAAGTGCAACGGCAGGTCACAGTGGACAACCTTCAGCCATAGAAGTTAAATCAGGTGGAACATTTACTAATAATGATGGAACTGTGTT